GACTCTGGAAGAAAGAGCACTCTCTTGCAGAACTTGTTGCTACAGATCAGTTCAAGTCTTATGATGAACTTAAGACTCGTCTAAGTTATGTTCTTGGTAATAAGAAAGTTACTCAAGATGCAGAAACTATTGATGAGGATGGTGATAGAGGTGAAGCAGAACAGTTAGTAACTGCTGCTGTTAAATCAACACCTACTCCGTCTAGCACGGATGATGATGACGAAGCACTTTCGTATTTTGCGAAACTCGCTGCTGAATAACACAAGAAAGGGGTTCTAACGAACCCCTTTTTTTATGGCATTGTAATATTAGTATTTTCCGTTTTTATTAATTCATCATCTACAAATTGAGACGATCTACCATATACCATTATATCTCTAAAGTCATTTAAGAAATCTTGTAGATATTCTCTTTTAAGTAAATAAATGCTTCTTTTTTCATCATTTAAACGCACTTCATAATTATAATTTGCAATTCCTGTTCTAGTATCAGCAGTAGAAGGAGTTACATATGATCCATTATTCCAGTATGTTACTGTAAAATCAGATTGAACAACTTTACCTTCTGGTAAAATTAGATGCCCTCTACTATCTTTAATTTCTTTTGTTTCATAATGATGAGTTTCAGATAGTCCTCCTTCAGAACCATATTTAGTAATTGCAAACTCATATAATTCTTGACTATCTAAAGGCCAGTCATTTCTAACATGAACTATATTGGCAGTCATTAAAACAACCCAATCTAGTTCATCACTACCATAAAAGTCTTCTGCTACATTTTCTGGACGAAATCCTTCAGGTATTTCATACTTATCAAACATAGTGAAAACATTTTGTAAATCATCTCTTAGTTTTACTCTACGAAATAAATTTTTTACTTCAATATAATCCAAAGAAGAATTTTTGGATTTTAAGAATGATTGATATAATATGTTTGGTAATTCTTTAAAGTATGCCATTAGTATCCTACCGTATTGTCTCTATCAGAACCACTATCATCAAGATAATCAATATCATAGATTGGTTCAAGTTCTTTGAAGGTTAAATCCATAATCATAGCAATTGGTTCTTTATTTTCATATGTTGCATATACTCCTTCAGCAGTATAATTAACTGAAATATCAGTTAAGAAACATTGCTTAAATTTATGAAGGAATGGATGATTTCTTCTTCCTGATTTATACCTTAGTTCAAATACGCTAGGTGTATCTAAGAATAATGTAGTACCAACACTAGTTGTAGTAGTTACTTTAGGTGCCATATTCATT